AATCAAGGTTCTTGGCAGACAACACAATCATTTCCCAAAATATGTGGAGGAATTGTTGTTCAGCATTATTGCTGGCCGAGGTTTTATCTACATTGATGAACACATGCGTGGCGCAATTGTGGCAATTAAACAAGGCAACATTTGGGCACCAAAAGTGAAGGAATTAAATGAATTGTTGTGGTGGGTTGAGCCTGAACACAGAAACGGAACTGTTGGTGGAAGGTTATGGAAAGCATTTGATGACAGGGCTAAAGCGATGCTTAAAGCTGGCGACATTGATTTTGTTGTCACAAGCATTTCAGCAAATGGCCCTTTGATTGACTACACCAAGCGCGGGTACAAGGCATTGGGCGCATCTTTTGTTAGGGAATAAAAATGGTTACGTCTATCATTTTGGCGTTGGAGACAATAGGGTTTTCTACAGCAGCGGCAACATTTGCTGTGAACTTTGCTGTTTCAATGATTGTGACCCGAGTTTTTGGGCAAAGTCAGCAAGGCCCACAAGACAATGGAACACGCCAGCAAGTTCCTCCATCTAACGTAAATGCTATTCCAATCGTTTATGGTGACGCTTATTTGGGCGGCACATTTGTGGATGCGGTGTTGACCACAAACCAAAAGACAATGTATTACGTCATGGCTGTTTCTTGTATCAGCCCTAACGGTCAATTTACTTTTGATACTACCAAGTTTTATTATGGTGATCGGTTAATTACATTTGATGGAACAGACCAGACCAAAGTTGTCAGTTTAACAGATGAAGCTGGAAACGTAGACACAAAAATCAGTGGCAACTTGTACATCAATTTGTACAAGTCATCTGCCAGCGGAACCATTACATCTTTGAATGGGGCATCAGCACCAAATGTTGTAATGGGTGGTTCTGATATTGATGTGTCATTGCGTTGGCCTTCTTCTGGTCGGCAAATGAATGGTTTGGCTTTTGCTATTGTCAAACTAAATTACAACGCTGATGCTGGCACTACTAGCCTTTCACCAATTACTTTTCATGCAAGCCAATATTTAAATGGCGCTGGTGTAGCAAAACCCGGTGATGTTTGGTATGACTACATCACAAACGATCAATACGGCGGCGCTGTAGATAGTGCATTTGTTGATTCAACATCTGTGACTTCGTTGAACACGTATTCAGATGAAGTCATTACATTTGAAACTTACACAGGAAGTCCATCTACGCAGCCTCGATATCGCATCAATGGTGTGATTGATGCGGGACAGACGGTTCTCAGCAATCTAGACAAGATTATGACTTGCTGTGATAGCTGGATGGCCTATAACGCTGCACTTGGTCAATGGTCTATTGTCATCAACAAAGCAGAAAGCGCAACATATGCATTCAATGACAATAACATCATTGGAGACATTCGCGTAAGTGCTACAGACATTACGCAGTCTATCAATCAGGTTGAAGCCAAGTTTCCAAACAAGAACAATCGTGACCAACCTGATTACGTCAATCTTGCAACGCCATCTGGTTTGCTATATCCAAATGAGCCGGTTAACAAATACAGTGCTACTTATGATTTGGTCAATGAATCTGTGCAATCACAATATCTTGCCAATAGGATTCTTGAGCAAGCTAGAGAAGATTTGATTGTCAGTTTCAATACGACCTATTACGGCATTCAAGTTGATGCTGGAGCAGTTGTAAGTGTCACTAATTCGGATTACGGCTGGACTAATAAGCTGTTTAGGGTTGTCAAAGTCAATGAGGCATCTTTGCCTGATGGGACTTTGGGTGCGCGTCTGGAAATGTCAGAGTACAGCGCAGGCGTTTATGACGATTTCAACATCACGCAATACACGCCAGTTCCTAACAGCAGTCTGCCAAGCGTTTCATATTTCAGCCCATTGTCTGCGCCTACGGTATCAGCAAGCAATCCTTCTAGTGCTATCCCCAATTTCAATGTATCAATCACTATTCCCGCAACTGGAAGGGTGACATATTCCGAGTTGTATTACACAACCGCAGCAATCCCTACTTCATCGGATTGGAAGCTGCTTTCCACAGCCAGCACTATTGATGGAACGCCTGTTACGCCAAGCACAACTTATGTGTTTGCCAATCAAGTTTTGCCCACGGGCGCAAGCACAAGTGCCACGTATTACTTCAGTTACGTGGTTGGCAATGACATTGCAAAATCTACACGCAGTTCAATCAGCGCATCTTTTACATGGACACCAATTCAGCCAACCGGCCCGACTGGTCCAACAGGCGCATCTATTACAGGCCCAACGGGGGCAACCGGAGCCACAGGTAGTTCTGGAACATCTGGTGTTAATGGCTTGACATTTATCAATGCGTATAAAGTTCAAAGTCAATCTGCTTCCACCCCTACATTCACAACACCTACAACTGGATCGGCGTTGCCAACAGGATGGTCGGCTACTGCTCCTTCCGTCAGTGTCGGTCAAGTCATGTGGTACATCCAAGGTCGATATAACAGCAATGCCTCTACAACCATTGATGGTGTTGCACCAAATACGACTGCTTGGACAGGCCCAATTGCTGCAAGCATTTTCCAAGACATTGAATCCGATAACTGGAATGGCTCAGTTCCACCTGTAGCATCCAATATTGCTTCATGGGGCACAACTGGTTATTACATCAGCCGCACAAACGGTGGAATGTTTGCCAATGCTTTTTATGCTCGTGGCGTTGTAAAAGTAGATGGCTCAGACACTCTTAGTTCTTATGGGTATACATCTATTGATGCGAATGGTTCTGGAGGCGCTGATTTCGGTGGAGTGTTTTATTCAAACAATGCTTATGGTTTTGGCTTAGTTGGTTGGACTGATTCAGGCACGACCTATTCTGGCCTTTATGGTTATTCATCCAACAATGCTTCCTATGGCGTTTACGCAGCGCATGGCGGCACTGGAACAGCTTTGTATGTTGCCGGGAAAATGCAGATTACAAGCACGGTTCTTGTATCTAACTTGAACGCTGATTTGCTGGATGGCAATCATGCCTCTGCGTTCCTTGGTGCTGGCGATACAGCCACAAACTCCGACAGGGTAGATGGTTATCATGCTGGCAATTCTTCTGGTCAAGTGCCAGTCAGCAATGGAACGGTCAACACCAACTTGAATGCTGATTTGTTGGATGGGAAAAATGCAACCGATTTGGTGAATATTGCCAGCGGCACTACCAATGGAAAGTACATTTATTACGTCAACAATACTGGAGCGCCAAGCAATCCGACCACAAGGGCTGCTTGGATTTTGATCTCAACAAATGATGGGGCGACAGTGTATTTGCCCGGATACGTTTAAGGAGAAAACATGCGAACAATTACAATTCCTGAAAAAACAATTACAGAGGCTATTCAATCTGTTGATTTTCAAGTTGGGGTATATGTTCAAGTCTTGATTGGTGTTGGCTCAGAAGTTGATGGCACTTTTAAGTTTGACGATTCTCAAGTCTATGAAGTTGTCAGAATCATGGATGCATCAGAAGTTTTGAACAAAGAAACTGGTGCTGTCATTCGTCCTGCAAATACAGATTTCAGCGATTTGATGTACCAATATCCAAACGGTTCTTTTTCTTTGGATGATTTGTGGCCTTATATTGACAGAATTAGGGCTAGGGCATAATATTTGATAAAACAAGACACCATTGGACCGTGAGAATCACGGATGTTCTAACTGTGTACAGGGAACTGACATGGCGATCTTTAATAAGAATACGCTTGCACAAGTAAGCGGATTTGATAACCCGATTCTTGCGGGTGAACTGGTTTGGGATCAACAAACCTATTGGAACCTGTCTTTTACCAGCAATGGTTTGCCAGTTGATTTGACTGGCGCAACCTTGGACGCACAAATTGTGCGTCGAGAATTATCAAACATTGTGGATACCCGCAACGGGTTGACGTTTGATATTGCTGATTATTCCCCGACCCCTGCTGCAATTCCTCTGACAATTACAAACGTCAGTGCTGTTGCTGGCACTTGCACGCTAGTGATTGATGCTGGCGCATGGTCGCTAATGAGTACAGACCCTGAACTTGAAATCAATGCTCAGAACCCGGTTGGTTATTCTGGTCGCGTCAAAGTCTCTTTCCCTGCATCTGGCGGCACTCCAGCAGATGACATGATTATTTTCCTGTTGTTCATCGTGCGTTCTGATGGGGTGATCGTGCTATGAGCAATTTAAAAGTCACCGTTCTTGACGGTAACAACGTCACTCTTGAAGTTGTCCCACAGCCTCGCGTAGAGGCTAGGGTTGATCGTGGCGTTGTCGGGCCAACGGGCCCAACAGGCCCTTATGGTGGGCCCACGGGTCCCACGGGCGCTACCGGACCAACTGGCGCACAAGGGCAAGGTGTCGCAATCAAGGGAACTGTTGCCACAGTTGGCGATTTGCCTTCTTCTGGCAATGCCCCCGGTGATTCTTATATTGTCACTTCTAATGGGCATCTTTATTCATGGTCTGGTACAGATTGGGTTGATGCTGGCCCGATTGTTGGACCTACAGGAAGTACCGGGCCTACAGGTAATATCGGACCCACGGGACCGCAAGGCGTTCAGGGCGATCACGGGCCCACTGGCCCACAAGGCGTTCAAGGCATTCAAGGCGAACAAGGAATACAAGGAATTGCAGGGCCCACCGGAAGTCAAGGCGCAGTCGGTGCTACGGGGCCTACAGGTAGTGTTGGCGCTACAGGCGCTATCGGACCTACGGGTCCGACAGGCAGTCAAGGCGCGGTTGGAGCCACCGGACCCACAGGGAGTCAAGGCATTCAGGGAAATGCTGGACCCACAGGGCCCACCGGAAGTCAAGGCGCACAAGGAAATATTGGACCCACGGGCGCTACCGGACCTACGGGCGCAGATTCCACTGTAGCTGGACCCACGGGCCCTACGGGGCCGCAAGGCGTTCAGGGCATTCAAGGCGATGTTGGACCTACAGGCGTACAAGGCGTTCAGGGTATTCAAGGAAATGTCGGACCCACGGGACCGCAAGGCAATACTGGAAATGCTGGACCCACGGGCCCCACAGGTGTTGTCGGGCCCACCGGCCCATCTGTTACTGGTCCCACGGGTGCAACAGGTCCACAAGGCGCACCCGGCGCTGGTGGTGCCGTGGCTTATTGGGGTTCTTTTTGGGATACCACAACTCAAACTGCTGCCGCAATCAATACGCCTTATTCAATTACTTTAAACAGTGCTGATTCTGCCAATAATGGCGTAAGCATTGTTTCTGGTAGCCGTGTGACGTTTGCACATGATGGCGTTTATAGCCTGACATTCTCAATTCAGTTTACCAATACTGATACGCAAATTCATGATGCTAACGTCTGGTTGCGTAAAAACGATTCTGGCAGCACTGGTGATTTGCCTGATACTGATAGCAAATTCAGCATTATTAATAGTCATGGCGGCACACCCGGAAACGTCATTGGCACAGTTAATTTTGTATTGCCATTTGTTGCTGGTGATTTTGTTGAACTTGTTTGGGCAACAACCAGCACACAAGTTTCATTGACTACAACACCAGCAGGAACAACGCCTATTAGTCCACGGATTCCTTCTGTGGTGTTTACTGCTGTACAAGCAACATACACACAAGCTGGACCCACGGGTCCCCAAGGAAATGCTGGACCCACAGGCAGTGTCGGTCCTACCGGGCCTACGGGAAATCAAGGTAATGTCGGCCCCACGGGTCCCACAGGAAGCGTTGGAAGTGTCGGACCCACAGGACCGCAAGGCGTACAAGGCGTACAAGGAATTCAGGGAATTCAAGGTGAAGTCGGACCCACCGGGCCCACTGGAAGTCAAGGCATTCAAGGCGATGTTGGACCTACGGGGCCCACCGGAAGTCAGGGCATTGCTGGAACTACGGGCCCCACGGGACCGCAGGGAATTCAGGGCATACAAGGCGATATCGGGCCCACCGGGCCTACAGGCAGTCAAGGTAATGTCGGACCCACCGGACCGCAAGGAATTCAAGGAAATGCGGGACCCACTGGCCCCACAGGAAGCACTGGCGCTACAGGCGCAGTCGGCGCTACCGGGCCCACCGGACCGCAAGGAATTCAGGGCGTTGCTGGACCCACGGGGCCGCAAGGTGTTCAAGGCATTCAAGGAACCCAAGGCGATGTCGGACCCACTGGGCCCACAGGCGCAAATGGAACTGCTGGCGCTGCTGGACCCACGGGGCCTACGGGTGCCGCATCCACCGTTGCTGGACCAACGGGCCCTACAGGCAGTACTGGCGCTACGGGATTAACGGGACCCACCGGGCCTGCTGGTACAAACGGAACAAATGGACCTACGGGCCCGACAGGTGCAGCATCAACCGTTGCGGGGCCTACTGGACCCACCGGAGCAAACGGAACTAATGGACCTACCGGACCTACAGGAACAAACGGAACCAACGGGCCTACGGGACCTACGGGTGCCGCATCCACCGTTGCTGGACCCACGGGCCCTACAGGTCCCTCTGGAAGTGGTGGTGGCTTAACATGGCAATCAGTACAAACAACTGGTTTTACAGCGACAGCAGGTAATGCTTATCCTGTAAATACTACTTCTGGTCCTTTGACTGTAACATTGCCTGCAAGCCCATCTGTTGGTCAACAAATTATGTTGACAGATTACGCTGGAAAATTTTCCATCAACAATTTAACAATCAATCCAAATGGTAATAATTTGGATGGAACATCTGCTAATGGTGTTGTTGGTGGCGACAGAAATACAGTTGGTTTGGTATATATAGATTCAACACAAGGTTGGATAACTTATACCAATATAACGCCAGCACAAATATATTCTGCTGATTATTTGGTTGTTGCGGGTGGTGGTTCTGGTGGTTCTCGTATTGGTGGCGGTGGTGGTGCTGGTGGAATGTTAACTGGCACAACTACACTTTCACCTTCAACTGTTTATACAATTACTGTTGGTGGTGGTGGTGCATCTGTTGTATCAACTCCCGGAACAAATGGGAATCAAGGAAATACTTCATCATTAATTGGTGGAAGTGTTTCTATTTCTGCAACTGGCGGTGGTTACGGTGGCGCATATTTGAGCAGCAACAATACAGGCCAAAACGGTGGTAATGGTGGTTCAGGCGGCGGCGCTGGTGGTTATAACGGTGGGTTAACTGGAGGCACAGGAACTACTGGGCAAGGCAAAAACGGCGGTAACGGCCTAAATGGATTTACTGCTGGCGGCGGTGGCGGTGGTGCTACTTCTGCTGGAGGAAATGCAACAGGTACTAACGGCGGTGGTGCTGGAGGCGCTGGTACAGCATCGTCAATAACCGGAGCTTCTGTTACTTATGCTGGTGGTGGGGGCGGTTGTGCCGATAGTAGCGGGGCTGGCGCAGGAGGTGCTGGCGGCGGCGGTGCTGGAGCCGTTGCCACTAATAACGCCACGGCAGGAACCGCAAACACAGGTGGTGGCGGCGGTGGTGCTCGTAATAGTAGTGACACTTCAAATGTTGTATCTGGTTCTGGTGGTTCTGGTGTTGTGATTATTTCCGTGCCAACCGCAAGATATACTGGCACTACAACCGGATCGCCGACTGTTACAACAAATGGCAGCAACACCATTATTAAATTTACATCTTCAGGAAGTTACACAGCATGAGTCATTTTGCAAAAGTTCTTGATGGCAAAGTTGTGCAAGTCATCGTTGCCGAGCCTGAATTCTTTGAAACGTTTGTGGATTCAACTCCGGGAACGTGGATTCAGACCTCGTACAACACACGTGGTGGGGTTCATTACGACCCCGCTACCGGACAACCTTCTGCCGATCAATCCAAAGCCTTGCGAAAAAATTTTGCGGGAATTGGGTTTTTGTATAACACAACTCTTGATGCATTTATTCCTCCAAAACCGTTTGATAGTTGGATGCTTAATGAACAAATGGGTATTTGGAAAGCGCCAATACCTTATCCGCAAGACGGAAAAATGTATGATTGGGATGAAAAAACTTTGTCTTGGATTGAATCAAAAATTTATTAAAATTTAATAAAAAATAATATGACACTAAAAATTGCCGTATATGCCATTAGCAAGAATGAAGAACAGTTTGTTCACAGGTTTTGTGATTCAGCCAAAGAAGCAGACCTGATTCTCATTGCTGACACTGGTTCCACGGACGGAACAGTTAAAAAAGCAATTGAATGCGGAGCCAAGGTTTATGACATTTGCATCAAGCCTTGGCGCTTTGACAAAGCCCGAGATACTGCGCTGGCGCTGATTCCCGGCGATTACGATGTGTGTATCTCGCTGGACCTTGACGAAATCCTAGAACCCGGATGGCGTGAGGAAATCGAGCGCGTATGGACAGCGCAGACAACCCGATTGCGCTATAAATTTGATTGGGGTTGTGGCATCAGCTTCTATTACGAAAAAATCCACCATCGCAACGGCTACCATTGGCATCATCCGGTCCATGAATATCCCCGTCCTGATGGCAGGATTCAAGAGATTTACGCGCAAACTGACATGCTGTTGGTTAGCCATCATCCTGACCCGACCAAAAGCCGTGGACAGTACATGCCGCTGCTGGAACTGGCGGTCAAGGAAGACCCTAAATGCCCCCGTAACGCTTTTTATCACGCTAGGGAACTGACGTTCTATGCCCGGTGGGATGAAGCCATTGTGGCGCTGAATAAGTACCTTGCAATGCCCGAGGCTACTTGGGTAAACGAACGCTGTTACGCTATGCGCCTTTTGGGTAAAGCCTATGCCGAAAAAGGCAACCCACATGAAGCATTGAAATGGTTTCGGCTGGCTGTGGCTGAAGCCCCCGGCACCCGTGAACCTTGGGTAGAACTTA